AGAAAATAAATCAATTGTTGAAGAGGCGCTTATTCAAATGAGAAATGTTGAAGAAGCTATCGCCCAAAATGCAAAAGGAATACTTGCTTCTACTATGAAGGAAGAAATCAGTCAATTAGTAAAAGAATCTCTATCTGAACAAGAAGAAGATGAGGTTGAGTTAGACTTAGATACTGAAATGGACATGGACTCTGATGAAGAAGAAATGGATATGGATGTTGATAACGAAGATGAAGACGAGATCGAAATGGATCTTGATGCATCTGACGACTTTGATTCTGAAGAACCAATCGATTTAACAGGAGCATCTGACGACGAAATACTTAAAATTTTTAAGGCTATGGGCGAAGAAGATGGTATCATCGTTAAAAAAGACGGTGACGATATTCACATCACTGATAACAATCAAGATGCTGAGTACTTAGTTAAATTAGGTGAATCAGAAGAAATGGAAGAGTCTATGGATGACGAACTTGATGAAGAAGACATGGAATTAGACATGGATTCTGAAATGGGTTCTGACATGGGTGCAGATGCTGATATAGACATGATCGTTAACAAATTATTCGACGGAGATTCTCACCTTGAAGAAGATGAAGATGAAGACGATGAAATGGACGAGATTGTTTATGAGATAGAGATGGATGACGAAATGGCTGAAGATGATGACATCGACCCAATGGGTGGAATGTCAATCGACGTTGACTCAGAAATGGGTGAACAATCTATGGATTCTGAATTAGACATTGAGATGGAATCAGAAATGTATGAGGAAGATGAAATGGAAGAATCTTACGACCATAAAAAAGTCGGAGTAAAAGAGGCTAAAATGGCAATGAAACCTAAGGGTATTGGCATGGGAAAGCCTGACTTCAAATATGACGGTGAAACAGAATATAAATCACCTAAAAAAATGAAGCAAGGAACAAAAGGCGTTGGTATGGGTAAACCTAAGTTTGAATACAAAAAAGGTGAAAACATGGTAGGTAAAGCTAAAAAAGTTGAAACTAAAGAAGGTCAAGGATACGACGACAGAGAAGATGAAAAGTTATCTATGAAGCATGGTAAAATTGCTGATAAGAAACTTAATTCTACAAAATCACGTAGAGATGACGCTAAATTCGAAAAGGAAGAAACTAAAGAAGCTGCACGTACATATGGTTTCGGCTCTAAAGACGGATCAAGAGGTTTAAGAAAGGGTATCACTAATAACAGAAACTATGTTTATGGTAAAGGTGGTGTTCAAAAAAGAATCTGTTGAAGAAGAAGTAAAACAATTAAGAGAGAAGAATGAAGAGTACAGAAAAGCACTTAACATTTTTAGATCTAAACTTAATGAAGTTGCAATCTTCAATTCGAACTTGGCATACGCTACAAGATTATTTACAGAACATTCAACAACTAAGAAAGAAAAGATTAACATCTTAAGAAGATTCGACGGAGTTGAAAGTTTAAAAGAATCTAAAAATCTATACAAAACTCTAAAAGATGAGTTAGGTCATGTTGAAACACCAAGTAAATCTATCAACGAATCTGTTGGTAAGATTGACAAAGTTGTTACTACAGGATCATCAGCGACTCTAATGGAGAATAAAACTTATGAGGCACCTCAATTCTTAAGAATTAAGGATCTTATGAGTAAAATAGGATAAATAAAAATAAAAAAAAACAAAACATACTAAAATGGGAGCATTATTAGAATCAGGTCTTGTTGGTAACATCGGTCTTAAGCACCTTAAAGTTATCAAAGAAGACACAATCAACAAATGGGACAAATTAGGCTTTTTAGAAGGTCTTAAAGGTCACCAAAAGGAAAACGTAGCTCAGTTATTTGAGAACCAAGCATCATATTTGATCAATGAGGCTGCAACAACAGACTCATCAGGTTCTTTCGAAACTGTAGTTTTCCCAATCGTTAGAAGAGTTTTCTCTAAATTATTAGCTAACGATATCGTATCAGTACAAGCAATGAACTTACCAATCGGTAAATTATTCTACTTTGTACCTCATATCCAAAGATATCAATCACCTGACGAGTTATTACCTCAAGATGGTGGAGATCACTACGCACCGTATGGTTCACCAAATGGTCCTGCATCTCAACAAGCTGGATATAACCAAAACGATAAAGATTTATACGATCTTTTCTATGAAGGTAACGAACCAGATTTGGATCCTCCAGGTCTTTTCGATTACTCTAAAGGTACATTCTCTGCAATGACTTACACAGCTTCAACCCAAGTTTGGGATTCAGCTGGTAACGCATTAATCCAATCAGGATACGTAGCGGGTACTTACAGAAAAGTTATCATGGCTTTATCTGGTTTCCAATCAGCAGGTCAAGGTCAATTAATCGGACCAGATGGTAACGAACAAGATACAGAAGCTTTCTTAGCTTCATTACAAGTACAAAAAATCACTAATCCAAACACAGGTAACGGATTCTCTGGTGTATCTTCACCAGTATTATTCAGAGTTGTAACTCAAGTTTATGGTAAGGGTATCGTTCAATACGGTGGTCAATCAACAACTACATTCCCTTCAACAGGAAATGGTGGTTCTTACAATAACGTTTGTGACGCTAACGGTGTTATCTATTTAGAGGCAGATCTTCAAGTTCCTTGTGAAGTTGGAGCAAACTCTTTAGATGGTTATTCAGGTTACACAACAGCTGTTAATACAGCTTACAACCAAGCGTTTAAGTGTAAGTACAGAGTTTACAAAGAAATGGAATTCGAAGATAGATTAGGTGAGGTTTCTTTTGACCTTCAAGCAGTAACAGTTTCTGTTACAGAAAGAAAGTTAAGAGCACAATGGTCACCTGAATTGGCTCAAGACGTTGCGGCATTCCACAACATCGATGCTGAAGCTGAATTAACAGCTTTATTATCTGAGCAAGTTGCAGCAGAAATCGACAGAGAAATCTTGAGAGATCTTAGAAAAGGTGCATCTTGGAACTTAAGATGGAACTACAACGGATGGAAGCAATTAGGTAACAACGCAGTTCCTTACACTCAAAAAGATTGGAACCAAACGTTGATTACAGCTATCAACCAAATTTCAGCTCAAATCCACAAATCTACTTTAAGAGGTGGAGCAAACTGGATCGTTGTATCTTCTGAAATCAGTGCTATTTTTGATGACTTGGAGTATTTCCACGTTTCAAACGCAGCTCCTGAACAAGATCAATACAACATGGGTATTGAAAGAGTTGGTACTTTAGCTGGACGTTACCAAGTGTATAGAGATCCTTACTTCCCTGCTAACCAAGTGTTATTGGGTCACAAAGGAACTTCTTTACTTGACACAGGTTACATCTACGCACCATACGTACCTTTACAACTTACACCTACAATGTACAATCCGTTTAACTTCACTCCAATCAAAGGTATCATGACTAGATACGCTAAGAAGATGGTGAACAACAGATTCTACGGTAGAATTACAGTTGATGGAGTTAGAACTTTCGAC